ACCAATCTTAAAGTTCTTCTCGCTAATGTGGTGCAGGAAGACCTCTGGATGGTTGAGCGCAATCGACGCAATCCCACGCTCAGCCTCGCTCGCGGTTGGTACTACCGTGTCTGGTGGCAGCTCCACCGGCCTGCGTCTACCAGCTTTCTTGTGTTGTTCCATTAGTAGCCATTAAGCTGTCACGCTTAAGTAAGGTTTTGATTGGTGTACGTACCATCGACGATGCACGACTGAGCCAGCCGTTAAGGTAGCGTCCCATGCCGCGCTGTGTCTTGCGGCGTGCAGGGTCAGCTTCGAGCCAAGCGTGGGCCTTCCAAAGCTCCTGCTCGACGGTCTTCTCGCCGTAAATGATAATCAAGTCCTTCATCAAACCCGGTGGCACTTTCCACTGCTTACCGTCCTGGGTGACGTAGGTGATGTCGTACAGGCTCATCGTCTTGCCTGACTCAGGGTCTTGCTTAAGCTCGTCGACCATCTCGCTGACAGAAGAGTATCGCCTGCCAGATGGCTTGAGTAGTTCACGCTCCTCGTCTGTAAGCACAGGTATGCCTGCGATTGCGTCTGCCAAGTCCTGTGCAGGCTGTACTGGCACAGGTGACTCTGGCTCGCTAACGATCTGGCATGGCTCCTCAAGAGGGACGACCAGCTCGACTTTTGTCCCGGATTTGTATGTTATATTGATGCTGATGTTCATATTTTGTTTGCTCTTAGTTTTTCGTGATGTTCCGCATGATGTCTCCGGCAAAACCAAATGACATCCAACTGTCTGCTGTAGTCTTCATGATGACTCTCGGACTTAGAATCACCACAGACAACACACGGCATTCTGACTATAGCTCCAGATCGTATGGCCCATTCAATGGCTCTGTGCGCCTTTAGCTTTTCAGGATTTTGCAGCCTAAACTTCTTGGTGTGTTCTTTGTTATAACCTGGATTATTATCACGGATTTTTCTGATCCTTGCACGATTGCATTCCCTACAGCGAGTTTCTAGTCCATCTGGCATCCTTGCATACTTCACAAATGCCGCCAGCGGTTTCTCCTCCTTACAGATTCGACAGATTTTCATTTAGTAAATGTGTGCGTTGTACAGTCGCACCCCTGCTGTGTGCAGAAGTTACCTAGTCTCTCCCAGTGTCACGCCCATTGACTCTTGGCGGCGTTCCCGATCTCGCGTCCGAGAGTGTTGCAAAAGTATCCATGCCATCCCTGAGCAGCCTAAAGAACAACTCAGCGTTCATCGTGACTAGCCAGGGTGTGCGGTTTTTCTTGTGAGCAACGATCCACGGCTTGCCAGCGCCGTCGCGTTCTGCCTGCTCAGTAGCCTTGATGAGGTTAAGGTTCTCAACAAACTTTACTTCTTGGTGAAGGTTCTTAAGCTCCTCGCAGATCACATCTGGCGAGTCCGTCCCTCCGGCGAACTGCTGGCCCCGCCTTGCGGTGAAACCAGCAGCCCGGAGTTCGTCGCGCCACATGCGCTCGCCTCTACACCCCTTGGCTCTGCTGTTTATTTTGGGCATCGCGCTTAAGCTTTAGCCAATGGTTGACTTCCTCAATGCTAAACCGCAGGCAGCGTGAGCTGATACGGTGGTGAGGAATCTTACCTTCACGCGCCCACTTCAGCACTGTCTGAAGCGATACATTTGCCATTGCAGCAATGTCTTTAGCTTTTACCATTTGAGATCGTCCTCCTCTAGTTCAACGGTTGGCTCTTCTTTAGCCTGCTTAACCTGCGCAGATGGGAACGCCTTAGCATACCCTGCTCGGTCGGCAGAGATGAACAGTGACGTAGCGATAGCCTGAAGATGCTCTACACTGATGGCCTTCACTTCCTTACCAACCCACTCAGCAGCCCTAATAGCCTCAGCCATAAGCTGTGCCGCCTGGAACAGCGCCCGCTTGGCGTCAGCCACCGTGATTGAGACAGGCGCAGATGCCTGCACCGGCTTGCGTGGGCCTGCCACTGGTGACGCACCGCTGGCGTCATCGATAATCGCGGCTTTGTCGGTGACCTTCAACTCATTCTCGCCAGAATGTGTGCTAGTCTTAACCGACAGACCATCGAGCCCCTTCTTCCCGGGCTGTGACTTCAGAGTCACCATTTGCCCCTTCAGGTCGCCCATTTCGTCAGGAATCCAAAATGAAGCCTTAGCCTCACCTGTACTATCCTGAATGACGCAGTTCTGTACGCGCCATTCACCGAATTTGCCCTGCCCAGTGCGGGGAGGGTAGACCGTCTTAATTGTCACTCGCATCTCCCCGATGACGGATCCGTCAGCAAGGTTAGCAAGATCTGCGATTGTTGCTACTTTCATTTTTGTTAAGTTTCATCAGCAGACCATCTGCTGAATGACGAGCAAACTACACGTCGCTTTTCTACGCGCAACTACTTTTTTGAAGATTCTTCTTCATCATCGTCATCATCCTCATCATCACACTCTTCTGACCAAGAATGCTCTAGCACACGTTCTTGGTGCATGAGGTGAATGTGCCGGTCACGAGCGAAACGGTTGCCCCAACCAGCCTCGTAGCGATTCGTATTATCGTTGTCGTGCTCGTCCTGAGCCTGGACCAAGATCTCGCCACATTCAAAGTACTCGCAGAGAATGTCTTTTGCGCGCTGGATGATAGCCTGGCGATCTCGTTCTTCAGGTGTCATAACTTGTAGTGTGTCAGTAAAACCCGTCTGCCATCAGATGTCACTTGGTAATATCGATGCGCTGTAGCCTTGCGGTCGTTAAGTAAACTACGAACTGCCGTACGGCCAATCTTAAGCTTCTCAGCAATTTGCGTTATTGTGTACCATCCAGCTGGAGCAGGCCCGATGTTCAGCGTCTCTGCAAGCTCAGTGAGCCAGTCTTTCCCTACACTGGCAGCTTGAAGCTTCCGTCCTTTAGTTCTTTTGTCAGCCATACAATTGTCTCGTTGTCAGTATATTCACCCCACGCCCAACCTCGACTCCATGCGGTGGTTGCGACTCTATTCTCCGCATAGCCAGCCATTTCGGGATCTCCAAGCCACCCAACAGAGTAGCCAGTCACCCCTTTAATGCGCCGTCCTTCAGCGATTTGTACACGGTGAATGTGGCCCATGACAAGCTTGGTGTACTTGCCATGGCACATACGCTCTGCGCTGTCTCTAAGCGCCTGCTCGCTGTGCAGGTAGCCGTGCTGGAAGAGAGCGTCGCCAAGACCAACGAAGCCAGTCTTAAGCTTGTAGTCGTACACCTTGCACTTGATCGACTTGGCCCGGTCGTGGATCTGATGATAGACGCGAGTTGCGAGTGCAGAGATGATCGCCTTAGGGTGGCTCATCAGCGTGACTAGCCTAGCCTCGTGATTGCCAAGCAGGTAGTGCTGGGGACGTAGTGCTGAGATGAAAGCTAGACCATCATTAAGGTCAGCCTCAGGATCGACGGCAGAGTCGGCGTTGTCGTTAGTAAGCGCGCCTGTACGCAGACACGTCATATCGATGGCATCGCCCAGATGCAACACCGTGTCCGGCTTCCAGCGATCACGAAAGCGTAAGACCTCCTTGAGTACAGCCTGGTCGGCCATGAAGCCGTGGCTGCAAGAAACCGCAAGGAAGCGTTTCCACTTCCGTGTTATGTTGGCCATAGGCTACTTGCGTTTGCGAGCAGCCTGAGCTTTTGCGGCTTCTTTCTGCACGCTATAGGCAATAGCAAGAGCCTGCTTCTTTGGCTTGCCTGCGCCAAGTTCAGCTTTAAGGTTTTGAGTGAATGCTTTGTCGGATGCAGAGTGCTTGAGTGGCATATGGTTATTTGGGTTGTTTAAGTTCTCGTTTAATTGCGCCAACAACATCTTTAGTTGCCTTATCCTTGGCTTCTTGTTCGCTTTTGAAAACGCCAGCAGGACGTCCATTGGAATCAAATAATTTAAATTTGTCTCCAGTATATACAATTTTCATCTGATTTACGTTATCAGAAAGGACGTATCCATTATTAAGAGCTTCACGAGCACTTGTTTTATCCAGGAAAGCCACAGGCATCTTCTTGCGCTCGATGTCACTAATTGCCTGTTGTTGTATTGTGGACTGCATGGCCTGAGTAATTCGCTTAGATAAAGCAAATTCTTCAGGAGAACCAGCGGCAACTTTGGGCATTTTTAGCAACAAATTGCGAACGCCTGGGGTTTCGTACAAACGTCCTAATCCGTATGTGGCACCTGCCACTAAGGCTGTGCCAGCAAACCCAAGTGAATGTCCAACCATACCAGCTATTGTTGGCAATAACAATTTTTGTCCAGTAGAAGGATCGTAATTAAACTCACCTGCTCTTTTTGTAAGATTTAAGTATCTAGCAAGACCATTAAGTGCATCTTTATCTGCTCCACTAAAAAACACGCCGGTTTGTTTTTCTGCTTTTCCAAGATTTCCAAGAAATTGCACTGGAGAAAGCTGCATTGTCTTATTATCTAAAGACCTAGTCGCAACGTCTTCAAGAATAGCAGCGCGAGCAGATGCTTGGCCCTTAGCATCAAGATTTTTATACAGCAACTCAACTTCGCTTTTAGATTTGCTAAACAATAATTTACTAGCAATCTCTTTATTTACGGTGCCTTTATTTAAAGCTGCTCTAAGCGCGGCGTCGTCTAGCTCCTTTGCCATTTCATGCAAATTGGAATTTGCAGTTTCCCAAGCATTCCTATCACGCCCACTAGCCTCAATAAAATCTCCAAGCTCTTGCTTGATTGCCCCATATACACGATCCATTGACTTTCCGGCCAAGCCTTTGATGGATGCTAAGTTTGGATCGTCTAACAAATCTCCAACAAGCTTTAAATTGGCAGCTACTTGAGATGCTGTCTTTCCTTGAATACCACTTTTAAACGACTGAAGTTCCGTAATAACTGAAGCAAGTCTATTTGGATTTACACCATTAAGAAACTTAATCTCATCATCAATTGCTTTAACTGCGTTTGCAGTTGAAACTGTAACTCCAGTGCTATCAAGGTCCTGCAAAATTCCTTTAACAATTCCTGTATTTGCGGAAAGTTCTGCTGCTCTTGTAGCGTTAAGATTTGCAGTAACATCTCGAATTGCGTCACCTCCAACGCTTGCACTAAACTGGCCAAGCAAATCTTTGACAGCTTGAGTTCTTTCTTCTGACTGCTGAACGAGTGCAGCTCTTCCTCCAACAGCTTCGCGCACGTCTTGCATTCTACGGCTTAACGGGCCACCAGGCTGAAGAACATCAGATGTACGAACAAGTCTTCCAGCAGACTCAGCCTCTGCAATGGCCTGCGCAGTTTCGGCAGCAGTCATGCCGGCAACTGCTGGACCTGTTGTTGGAGTTCTTGCACCAGCAAGTTTCCCAGCGGTTAGCCCGCCAGCAAGGCCTCCAACCAAAGATGCAGCAATCTGGCCCTTTGTGCCTGCTCCCATTTCTTCAGCTACATATCTTGCCCCTTCTGCTGTGGCTCCACCAGCGGCGGCGGCAGAAAGTTGTTGAATTGGTTTTTCCGCCAATATAGCGCCAATCTTGCGAGCTGTTGCGGATGCTGCTCCCTTAAGTACATTCCCAATTCCAATGCCAGCAGCAGTGGATGCCACTGAACTACCAACGGACTCCGCAATACGCCC